GTCTACAGTTTTAAATTCATTATTGTTTGTTATTATTTTTAAAAATCCTGTTAGTATAGGATCTACTTTAATCATGTCATGATCTTTTTCATAACGATCATATAGTTTACTTTCAGAAGTAGTATGACCAATAAGTTTATAGCCTTTTACTTTTGCTAATTGAAATATAGAATCAAGACATTTTTTTAAACACTCGTATCTAATTTTTGAATCTTGTTTTTTATCCACTAATACCCATTCCATAAAAGCAAATTTACATCCTAGTCCAAAATAAATTCCTGTACAACATATTGGAATATTATTATATTCTACAATAATTCCATCTGGAGGTAAACAATCTTTTGGAGGACTTGTCCAATCGTATTCTTTCCACCATAATTTTATAGTATCATAGTCTTTATCTAGATTCCATAATCTAGCTTTAAGTTTTTGCATTAAGTGTATCTAAATTTTCTTGTGCAATTTCATTGCCTATTTTTGCATGTGAATTAAAAAAATAATCACTTCCTTTTGCTATAAACATTTTTTGTTCTTTTGTTTCTAAGTAGTCTGTAAACAAAATATTTTCAATTAATAATCTTCTATGTTCAGTTCCAAGAACATATACAACGTGAGTATCATCACCTAATGATTTTGAATTTTTAGAATCTTTAACATACATCCATTTATTATTTTCATTAACTAAATGATTGCCAGATACTTTAACTCCATTATAATTATATAATTCATCTGTTAAAAATTTACCAACTCCACCAACGTATCCTCCAACTGCAACCTTTTCCATAAGATCTATTTCTTCAATTGGTTTTTTAGTTTCGTCTGCCATAGTAATAAGAGTTCCTGCTAAAAAACATTCACTATTACCGCCACTATTATTACCTGGATTACCTGGAGAGTTAGCATTACTAGTATCATTACTATTATTATTATTATTATTACCATAGGCACCGTCTGGATTACTAAGTGCACCACCTGTATTAGGACCTCCTGTAGTAACGGTGCCACCAGTAGTAGTTGCTCCTGATCCTGGATTATAACCACCATAAGTTACTGTGCCTCCATAACTGGTATTGCCTTCACTATCAGTTTCTGCTCCCCATCCAACTGCACTTACACCATCATCCATTCCATAGGCATTTCCTCCACTATTAACAGCACCATCAATAGTGCTTTGAGCATTAGACACATCACCTTCACTATATCCGCTTGTTCCTCCAGTACCCTCACTAACTACATTATTAGCTGTTGTCAATCCTGATTCATTAATACTTGTAGTACCATCTGTATTAGTACTTGTAGATGATGAAGTCATTGTAGAACCATTTACACTACTCCAACCATATCCGTTTACTCCTGTTACAGTAGTAGTAGCNGTACCATCATTTTCTGTAGAATCNACACTTTCTGTAACACCAANCTCATTATAGCTAGATTCGTCCTCTAAAAAATTATCAAACATAGCATCAATTTCTGCTNCAGTNTATCCCATAGTTGTAGCTAAACCTGTAGAATTATCATCAAGGGGATTCATGCCTATAACTTTAGCCGCTTCTAGTTTCTTTTTTGCTGCATCAGTTAAGGTTACATTACCAAATAAACCGTAGGTATTATCTAAAGCCATATTGGCTAAACCTAAAATAGACGCATCAGTAGCTAAGTTTCCAGTAGTTGGATCTATGCCTAAAGTATTATTCTCTACTCTGCTATTTATTTCTTTTATGGCCTCTCCTTTGTTATATGCAGTTCCTGCATTAAGTAACGCAGAAAGAGCTGAAGGTGCTACAATACTAAGCCCTGTCATTATAGCAGTTTCAAATGCTGAAGGATTTATTGTATTATTTAAATTATCTAAAGAAGCTGTGCTAGCATCAAAAGCATCAAAAGCAGCGGTGTCTCTTCTTCCTCCTCCATCTGCATTTCCCGTCATAGCCATACTATTACTATCATTAGATCCGCCTGAAGTTCCATCATCATCATCAGTACCGTCATCAGTACCGTCACCAGTACCATCACCATACTGATCATATTCTGTTTTTGCTTGTGTTAGTAAAGAGTTACTAGTCCCTGTAGAACCTATTGTATACTCATACTTTAAAATATATTGACCATAAGTAGGACTAGAGGTGTCTGTGTCCTGTTGCATAACCTGTTTATATTCAGGTATTCTTCCTGTATTAGCATCTACTGATGGTGGGTTATTATATATTGGCATAATTTATTTAACCTTGGTTAACTGATCTCGGAGCTGCAGCAGATGTTTCAGCATAACCAGCTTCCCCTGGCTGCGGAACATTTCCTGTGCCGATGTTGCCATTTCCAACTCCCGATGTGTCTGTTGGATTTGACCCTGGAGGTACTCCGTTAGCAGCCCCCACATTCTGTTGTCCGCCACTAGGGCCTTGAGTTTGTTGATTTCCATTTGTCATTCCCATTATTTTAGCAAAAATTTGTGCATTTTCTGGATCATTAATTAATTGATCTGGATCAATATCTAATGATTTAGCAATTTCTTTTAATATTGAGTGCCATCTAACAAACGGTGCAATATTAGGATTATTTGCTGTTTGCATAAATGTCATCAATCTTTGTGACCTAACTTCTTTCTGCATTAAGGATGATGTTCCTCTTGCTTTTATGTCTATGTCACCTTTTATGTTTTCTATTTTTTGATTAAATTGCATGTTCCAAGAAAATAAAGATTCACCAAGGGGTCTTAATAGATAATCATCTATATTTTTAACTACTGTTTTAATACTTAATGCGGCAGCGCCCATTAACATAGACATACCTGCTGCGGTTCTTGTAGTTGATTGCACACCAGTTGCTCCATGTGAGTAAGATGGTATACCTGTTGATTCATCTGCAAGTTGTCTAAACTTATCAAACATCATTAAATTTTCTGTTGCTGTATTAGGAAACTTTAATCCATTGATTGCAGTTCCTGTTACACCAGATTGTCTTCTAAATATCTTACCAGGATATATACTCATATCTTGTCCTGGTACTAATTGTGTTTCATCTATATCAAATACTAGATTCCCAGCTAATGCTAAGTTATCAATAGCCATTCTTGCATGACCATTCATAACCATTTGTGCATCTTCCATATTTTCTGGTATACCAACACCAAAAAATTGATAGGGGTTTATTTCATAAGGAGAAACATGAAATGGTAATCTCTCAGGAGTAAATGGATTTAACACTAATCTAAGTATATGCCCATTGCACACCCAAGCATTAATCTGAACTTCTGATAGCTCATCAAAATCTTCTTCAACTTCTAGCCCAGCTTCTTTTGCTAGAGAAGAATCCATAGTTCCCCAGTATTCGTATATTTCAAATCTTTTCTTTTGAAGATCGTCTACGTTTTCTCGGTCTAATAGAGATGTTTCAAATCCACGAACTTCATAGTTTTCTCCCATCTTTATACATTCAGCTATGGCACTTCTTCTAAACAAAGGTCTATTACCTAAGTCCCTAAGTTGAGATCTATTTAAAGAATGCCTTTGTATTACATAATCACAATCTTCAATACTAGTAGCATCTGGATCTGGGTAAAAATCCCATACACTTACTGCTTCTAGTTTAGGGACTGTTTTAGATTGTGGCCTATACTCTTGTTCACCTTCTTCATTTCTGTCCCATTTATGTAGAACTTTGTCATGACTAAATGGTCCTTTTAATACTCCAGTACCAAGTAAAACCATTTCAAATAAAACGTGACGTAAAACTGTTATGGCACTAGTCTCATCTAATTGATCGTGTATTAATTTTTCTAGATTTTCAGCGGCTTGTCTTGCTGGTTCTATTTGAGGAATCTCAGGAGATTTTGGAGAAGGGCCACTGGCAAAGTCAATACCTTCATAATCATCCTTTAAACCTCTTAAAAGATCTGTAGTAGTAGTTCCTGGAGTAATTTCTCTGCCATCTCCAGGATATCCATATAGATCTACTACATTTTCTTCTTGTGTTTTAGCCTCTTTTTCTGGCTCATTGTCTTGTTTTACTCTTGCAAATTCTGCAACACCCTCAGGCACATGTGTAGGCTCTACTCCTATTGGAAATTTTCCACTAGAAAAAAGAACTTCAATTAACTGTCCAAAAGCAGCTAGTACTTTTGTTTTAGTTATTTTAACAAATACTCTAGATTTTTCTTTTTCTGTAAAAGACATATCAGAACCATAGATTCCTCTATAATTTTTATATGCTCTAAGCCATCTATTTTCATCAAATAGTCTAGCATCTTCTGATTTATTAAACCTAGATTTAATTAATCCTTGAAGACTCGCAAAGTCATCATAAGACGGTGTCTGTTCAGTTTCTTCAGACTCTCCTAGTCCTACGATAATATCGTTTTGTATCTTCTCATCAGCCATGTAGGTTACCTAAGTTTAGTAGTCGCGTTCGTCAGCCATAGAAAATACTTTTCCGTCAACCATATTAGTTTTCACTTTAGGTGCGTCTTCGTTTTTTCCGCCTTCTTCAACAGCAGGCATATTATTAGCAGGTCTTTCTAAACTAATAGTAGTTTCATCAAGATCGCCTTGTTTATATTTTTGCATTATGTTTGGCATTTATTTCTCCTTAGTTTTTGTTTTGTTTAAGGCTTCTTTCATAAATGTTAGAAGCCAAGGGTTGTCTCTTAAAACTGTATGATATATATTAGATAAATTATTAACTACAGTTTCTTCTTTATCATCATCAGCAAGAGGATTTTCTTTTTGAGTTAATCCACTTACATACACACAAGCATGAAAAATCTCATGTATTATTGTATTTAATAAATCATGAGTCTCTAAGCCTGCATTGATTTGAATAGTATTCTCTCTTTGTAAATACTGTCCATAACAATCTGTTAAGTTGTCCTTTTTAAAATCTGGACTTTCTATCTTAATAGTTAGATCTTGAAACCCAACTCTTAATTTTTTATTATTTAACTCCATTAATATCCAAACATCCTATCCGCAGGTTTAAATTGACTTCCCTTATCAAAACTAGAATATCCAGTTCCGTGAGGGTTAATGGGGCGTGACATGCATCCGTACCTTAAGGCATCGTATGCATGATCTTCTGTGTGTGTATCAACATCCTCTGGATTATTTTTATCACACGGTAGTAGAGGTAGTGTTCGTATTAAGTTTAAACAGTTTTCAAAAATAAACAATGATGGTTTTTCACCATTATTAGTTTCCCTAACAGATAAACGTTTATGTAATTCTAGTTTACCATTTATACGACTTCTAGGTGATCTATCAGATGGTCGCCATCTGCATCCCGCATTGATCATTGTCTCTGCTATACTAGGACCTACATCACCTCGTTTTGCCCAAGTACTAGAATCTAATATTCCATAACGAATATACTCACCATTTTCCATATTTAATACTTGATATGCAAACTGATCGGCAACAACTTTTTTTGTATACAATTCTCTATACACATATAGATTATTGTCAAAATCTATTGCAAACCATAACACACAAGCAGGAGAAGAGTAACCCCAGTCACAGGCTCTAAATCTATGCCAATTTTTAGGAATTTCAAATGGGGTTAAAACGTGCACTCCTTTGTTAAACTCAGGAAATGCTGCATCTTCATAAGCTCCCCAATCTCCTTCTAGAAATTGTTTTCTTTGCACTTCAGGCAAAGAAGCTAGCATAATATAATAATCCTCGGTTTGCATTAAGTAAGGATTATCTTGTAACTTAGCTGGTATAAATCTTCTTGTTATAGATCTATTGCCAAGTGGTGTTTGAATATCTATTGAGAACCTTTTATTTGGTATAGCAGGATCTACAAACATTTCTTTTACCCATGTTGATCCTACATTACCTGGGTTGCCAGTGGCTCTCATGTATACTGGTATCTCAGGATCTACTGATCTAAGAGAGGATCTTAAAAAATTATAAATATCTGCATTGGGATATTGTGGTAACTCATCGATTCCAATCCATGTATAAGACTGACCTTGATATCTAAGTGCGTCAGTAGTATTCTCAGCATATCCAAATTCTATTTTTGCTCCTGATGGAAATCTCCATTCTTTTTCTTGTTCTCTCCATTTAGCCCCTGGGTATGCTTTAGGGTATAGTTGTTGTGAGTGATTGATTAAATCTCTTAACTCTGGCATAGAACGTCTAATTAATAAGCATCTATGCTTTTGTCTATCACAATAACGTAGTGGGTCAATAAGCATTGCATAAGACTTACCACCACCTCTTGCACCACCATAAAATACTTCTCGTTCAGATGCAGCTAAGAATTGTGTTTGAGGACCTTCATTAGCCTCAAAAATAACTTCACGTTCTTCTACTGCCTTCTTTACATTAGGCGGCACTATAGCTAGATCATCTTCAACAATTATATTTTGTTTATTATCTAGAGCACCATCAACTTTTTTAATAGCTTCTTTCTTAGTCTTTAACTTCTTTTGTGCATTATGATAATCGTCTTTAGCTTTTTGTACTTGTTTAGCTATATCACTAATGCTAGCTTTAGCTGATCTTTTAGCTTTAGCTATAGTTTTCTTTTTCTTTTTAGGTGGTGGTATATCATTCACTTCTTGCTAACACCTTCCTTAAGCCAGGAGCAGATATGTATCTGCCTGTTTTCTTTTCCATCCATCCAGCAACTTCTCGATAGGAACAACTTTTAATATATTGTTTTGCTTGTTCTATAGCTTCGAGTTCCTCTT